CTAGAGACATCTATGGTTGAGGCAGTTCCTGCAGTAGCACCTACAACTCCTATTGTTGGTCAGAGCAATGCTCAGCAATTAGGTTTTAAAGGTTCTGAGGGTGTATTCTACTCAGTATCTGAGAGAGGTAATCTTTGGACAGGTGGCGTTCCTAATGCACTTGCAGATTTTGATACCATTATTGGACGATTAGATTCTCAAGGAGCTATCGAGGAGAACGTACTTTTCCTTGACAGAGCATTTGGATTCGCAATTGATGATATGTTAGCAGCTCAAAATTCTTATGGTGCAGGTGGTACGTCTTACGGACTATTTGACAACGATGAGGAAATGGCTCTTAACTTAGGATTCTCAGGATTCCGTAGAGGGTATGACTTCTACAAGACTGATTGGAAATATTTGAATGACCCAACTATGCGTGGCGGACTCACAAGAGGTGCTGTTGGTGTTGGTGGTTCAGGTGCTATCAATGGTCTTATGGTTCCTGCAGGTTCTACTACTGTATATGACCAAGTTCTTGGAAAGAATGCTAAGCGACCTTTCTTACACGTACGTTACCGAGCTTCAGAAACTGAAGATAGACGTTACAAAACGTGGATTACAGGTTCAGCAGGTGGTGCAGCAACATCTGATTTAGATGCTATGCAAGTTAACTACTTATCTGAGAGATGTATTTGTACTATGGGTGCAAACAACTTCGTATTGTTCGAAGACTAATAAGTAATAAGGGTGGGGTGTCCTACAGGACACCCTTACCTTTTTTTAAAAGATAAAATTAAATTAAAATGAAATTAGAATTAAAAGATAGAGTTTATAAACTCACAAGAAACAGAGCACCATTGTCGTGCATTATCCCTTCAAGAAACCATGCTCGAAGCCCTTTGCTTTACTTTGATGAAGAGAAAGGTTACAACAGAGCATTAAGATACTCAAGAAATCAAAAGAGTTGTTTTGAAGATGAACAAGACGGAACAGTAATTGTTGAACCCATCATATTTGAAGATGGTATGTTGCGTGTTCCTAAGAACAATCCTGTGCTACAGGAGTTCTTACACTACCACCCACTTAACGGAAAGAAATTCATAGAGGTAGACTTTAGTCAAGATGCCACAAAAGAAATTGAAAGACTTAATGTTGAGGTGGACGCTTTAATAGAAGCAAAGCAACTAAGTATAGAACAACTTGAGAATGTAAGTAGAGTTTTATTCTCAACAGATGTGTCTAAGGTAAGCACAGCAGAACTAAAAAGAGATGTATTGGTGTTTGCTAAAAATAGTCCTGAGATTTTCTTACGGGCACTTTCAGACCCATCTTTAAAACTTCAGTCTACTATACAGCAGTTTTTTGATAACAAAATATTAGCCTTTAGAAATAAACAAAGAGATGTTTACTTTAATCTTCAGGGTAATAAAAAAAGAATGACTACCATTCCGTTTGGTGTAGACCCAATTGAATATTTATCTGATTGGTTTAAAACAGACGAAGGAGTAAGTGTATTAGAGTTTTTAGAGAAACAACTTTAATAGCGGTTGCATATATTAACAAGGAGTCCGGTTTTTAATCGGACTCTTTTTTTTTGCTATCTTTGTGAAAAGTATTACAGATGATAAATTCGGTTAGAAACACAGTATTGTCTATACTGAACAAAAATAATTACGGATATATTTCTCCTTCTGATTTTAACTTATTTGCTAAGCAAGCTCAGTTGGATATATTCGAGGATTATTTTTATCAGTATAACTATCAACTGAACAAAGAGAATGCCCGTCAGTCAGGCACAGGATATGCTGATATTACAAAAGGATATGGGGAGGTAATTAATATTTTTTCAGAAACCAATTTTTTATCGCACAATAACAACAATAAATTTTTTACACCTAGTCAAACAACAACTAGTGATGACTATTACTTACTTAATAAAGTCCTTGTATATACAAGGCTATTGGCTAGCGGAACAAACGACACTGTTGTTGTTAACGAACTACGTAATACCACAGGTGACTTTATTGCTTCAGGTGTTCAGGTAGGAGATGTTGTAGGTAACATTACAACTAACACAACTGCAATTGTTACTAACGTAAACTCATCATCAATACTTACACTAGATGCTAATATCTTTCTTGCTACAGGAAATCAATATGTAATCTATGATGACAGTGTGGCTAACGAAGCTCAGAAGGTTACACATAGTAAAATAACTATGCTTAACAACTCATTGCTTACAGCACCATCTACAATGTTTCCTGCTTACACGCAAGAAGAACCGACATTATCTTTGTTTCCTGTAAGTGTAAATACTATAGGTGCAGTTCAGTGTCAGTACATTAGATATCCCAAAGACCCTAAGTGGACATACATAAATCTAATTGGTGGAGAGCCATCGTTTGACCAATCGCAACCGGACTTTCAAGACTTTGAGTTATCTATATCGGATGAACCAACGTTGGTATTAAAGATATTGCAGTATGCAGGTATGTCTATAAGAGAGCTACAAGCTGTTCAGTTTGGACAAGGGTTAGAAAATTTTGAGGACCAACAAGAAAAATAATAAAATATGGCTTATATATCACAGTATCAATATTACGAAAACGGAGGTGCCGCACCTGAAGATGCAAATTGGGGGTCATATCAGTATGTGTCATTATATGATATAGTAAATAACTTTATGTTGATGTATGCCGGGAACCATAGCCTTATAAATAATGAGGAAAGGTTTAAGGTATTGTTTCACGCAAAAAGAGCTATACAAGAATTAAACTATGATGCGTTTAAAGAAATAAAAATTTTAGAACTTGACGTAGGTAATACATTAAGATATGTACTGCCATCAGATTACGTTAATTGGGTTAGGATATCTGTTTATAAAAATGGTCTATTGTACCCTTTAACTGAAAACATTCAAACCAATTGGAGCAGTGCTTATCTTCAAGACAACAATGCAAGAATATTATTTGATTCAGATGGTAATGCCCTAAGTCCTCAGTTCTCAAATATTGACTATGATAGAATAACAAGTAGTAAGAAGTCTATATACCTAAATCCAAACAACCCCTTCCATGGATATGAGGGGTACTGTTGTGATGGGATATGGTATTTTGATTATCAGATAGGTGCTAGGTTTGGGTTAAACACAGAGACAGCAAATGCAAATCCAACATTTAGAGTAGATAAAAAGTCAGGGGTAATTAACTTTAGTTCTGATATGTCTAATCAAACCTGTATTCTTGAGTACGTTTCAGATGGAATGGAAAACGGAAACGATGTAGACGTTACAGTAAATAAACTATTTGAGGAATATGTGTACGCACACATTGAACACGCTATATTAAATTCTAAATTAGGAGTTCAGGAATACATAGTAACAAGAACACGAAAGCGTAAAAGTGCATTGTTAAGAAACGCAAAGATTAGAATAAGCAATATACATCCCGGTAGACTATTAATGAATATGAGGGGTAAAGATAAGTGGCTAAAGTAATATGGCAAATACACAAAGAAATTTTGTTTTAGGAAAAATGAACAAGAGTCTTGATGAGAGACTTGTTCCTAATGGGCAGTATGTAGATGCATTAAACGTAAGGTTAGGTTCAACAGAGGCTTCTGAGGTAGGCTCAGTGGAAACTACAAAGGGAAATACACAGATAACAAACATACAGTATGATGGCGAAGGACTAAGTCCTGATGCTCGTTGTATTGGAGCCTTAGAGGATGGTGCTAACGAAACTATATATTGGTTTATAACCGACCCTTCTTGGACCGGTGGCTCCCTTACAGGTAAGCTTGATTTAATAGTATCGTTTGATACCCAAAATAATTTATTAACTTATCACGTCATAAGTGTAGACGATGGTAGTAATTTAAATACAACATTAAATTTTAATTCTACTTATGTAATCACAGGGGTGTCATTGATTGATGACTTATTATTTTTTACCGATGATTATAACCCTCCAAGATTTATAAATATAAATAGAAACTATCCTAATCCTTCAGGGGGGGTGGATGGTGTGTCTGCCGAGTCATTGCTTGTTATAAAAAGACCACCTGCAGAAACAATAGGTCTACAGACATTGCCTACAACTTCAGAAGATAATTTTTTAGAAGACAGATTTGTCTGCTTCGCTTATAGGTGGAAATATGAAGACAACGAGTATTCAGCTACGTCTCAGTTTACAGACCCCGCTTTTATACCAAAGCCTTTTAACTACGACTTTGCAACAAGTTTAAATAATGGTATGCTAAATCAAACAAATTTAGCACAACTTACATATAATAGCGGTGGAGAATTAGTTGTAGGCATAGACCTTTTATGGAAGGATATGCAGACAGGTAACATTCGTATAATTGAAAAGCTTGATAAAGAAAAACTAGGACTTGTAGATAACACTAATTATTTATTTAGTTTTAGTAGTAGTAAGATTTTTTCAGTGCTACCTGAAAGTGAGATACTAAGGTTATATGATAATGTGCCAAGACTAGCAAAGGCACAGACCTTAATGGGAAATAGATTAATGTATGGCAACTATTTAGAGCAGTATGACCTAGTTGATGCACAAGGCTTCCCTACTAAGCTTGAATACACTGTAGAACTTTTTAGTGAAGAGGTAGGATTAGAAGACGTATCAACTGTATTTGTAAGTGGAGATTACAATATTGATACTCCACAGACATATCCTGCTTCTGTTTTAACATTACAAAATGTTGATTCCCTTGCTTTAAAGGCAGGAAGTATAATAGAGTTCCAACTTAGGTTTGAGCATCAGAGCCCTTTTACAGGTGACCTACCTTTCCCAACACAAACAACTCCGGACACCGAAATAAATTTTTCTTACATATTACCACAGGATTTTGGAAGTGCATATGAGTTAGCTACAAGCACAGACTTTGTAGACAAGATTGGTACTACGGCAAATATTCAAACAGTTGCAAACTGTGGTCTTGGGACTACCTTGACTGATTTTTTTAATTGCTCTGTACTAAACACATTAGATACTTTATTTAAATATGAGAGTGGTATTGATACAGTCAATCAGCCAATAGAGATTATAACATCTCCAACTTCTCCGGACATAAGTTTTCAACTCCCTGCAATGTCATATGTTGATGACCCAACAGGAGTTGCTATTACACAAACCGTATATGAATACTATGAAATAACTTTTTGCGAAGCAACCTTTTCAGAGATAGGTAACCCCAAAAGTTTACATAGCGACAGGAGCTATGAGATAGGTATAATTTATATGGATGATTTTAATAGGGCAACTACTGCTTTAGTTAGTAGACAGAACTCATTAGAGGTTCCTTGCTCTGCTGCTGATTTAGCCAACAGAATACAAGTAGATATACCTATTACGCAAAAAGCTCCATCGTGGGCGACAAACTATAAGTTTTGTATAAAGGCAGATAAAGAAAAATATTTTAACATTTATTCTCAGTTATTTTTTAGAGACCCTGTGACGGGTGCTGATTATTTCTTACTTGAGGGACAGAACTCACGCAAGGCAGAAGAGGGTGATTTGTTAACAGTTAAAAGCGATACTGAAGGGGCATTAAGTAAATGTGTTAGGACGTCTATATTAGAGAAAAAATCTCAGTTACCTGACTTTTTAGACCCTGCACCTAAGGATGATAATGGGAATGAAATTAAAGTTCCGGGCGGGGTGTACGCTAAGATGAGAGCAAATAACTTTGCTACTGAAATAGGAGACAACCCTGTTGTTACTTTTGGAGAGTTAAGCTCTACAGACACAAGCGGAGATTGTAGTTTAGTGAGGTACCCGGTAACAATATCTAATCCTGATTTTGATTCATCGTTACCTGCATCTCCTACAAACCCATCACAGATTGATTATACAATTCCTGCGGGAAGTAGAATTAACATTAGGGTAGAGAACTTAAGAAAAGGTAAGTCTTGTACATTATCTAATATAGAGAGAAGGTTTTACTTGCTAGACACTACGCTTATAGCATCACAAGACTATGCAAACTTTGAAGATTGGTGGACCAACGATAATGTTCAGAGTATACTAAATGGTACGTCAGTCGTT